GAGAACAAGGATTACCTCAAAGCCTAATGACACACAAAAGTCATATGTATATGTAGCCAGTTGATCACCAAAGTCAAATTCTCCAGGTATAACTTGCTCATATGGCTGACCGTCTGCTATGTTGACTATTGTAAATCCAGTTTCGCCAGGCCATGTGTCTAGCGTTAACTCCATAGTTACAAGCGTTTCAAGAGAATCACATTCTACAACCTCACAGCTACCGTCATCTTGATTAGCCCATGGATTATAATTATCTGCAGCATCGTTCATACAACCAAGAAGCACAGGGAGACAAGGCGTTAATGTAAACGGTATCGTATCTATAGCTCCATCAAATTCATAGTTAAACTCCTCTAAGCCGCAATTATTCGTCATCCCATAAAAACCATTACCAAATGAACAGCATATACCATCACCAAACGCATCGTACATAATAAAACTATAATCACCCGCAGGTAAAAACACCATAGTGTTTGTTAAAGAATTGTTCTGTAAAGGTGGATTAACAGCAACAATGTTGCTATCAGAGTTTATTATCTGCCAAGAAGATTCTCCAGCATATTGATCTGTCTGAAGAGTTACGTTAACCCAACTTGCGTCATCTGGTTGAGCAAATACAACTACGGGTAGTAAAAATAAAGATAATAGTAGTTTTTTCATAATTTAAGATTCATGTATTGCTGAGGCTCCTGTATATCTAGTGTCCCAATCATATTCAATAACAGCTGAACATCGCCACACTGTATTACCGCCAGGATCAACATCTGATTGAATAGTTATGCTATATAATTCTCCTACACTTATAGCAGCGTTATCAAAAGTAAAATGTAAAGAACTAAAGTCTTTATCAGCAGCAACAACCAAAGACTCTGTTTCGACAGACGACCAATTACCTGAACTAAAATGATTAGTCCCTATAGTTAATTTTTCTACACCTATCGTTATTGTAGCGTCCGAAGCTGGATCCCAAGCTGTAGCTCCAGGTAACCTCATATTAAGACTAAGAATCTTTAAATTACATGGAGCAAATCTACTTGTAGCGTCCGTAGCACCACTAGACTGTTCTTGATTAGTATTTACTATAGGCATGTAAACCTTAGAGGTATTAATATCGTCTGAAAAGTTAAATCCAACTTCTGCAATAAATGTACTTGGTGTAGCACCTGTAGCACCTGTAGCTCCTGTAGCCCCTGTTGCTCCAGTATCACCTTTAGGCCCTTGATTACTTACAGATATAGATGAGGTCGAAGGAGAAGTAACGGATACTGTGGAAGTAGTCTTTGTAAAGTTTACAGAAGTACTACCGTCAACTGATACGTTAACGCTATTTCCAGACGTAGTGCTTACGGAAACGCTCATTATTCAAAAGCTTCAGTTACATCTGGATTAACAACAAATGAACCTCTTAAAACCGTTCTATGAGTATCTAATCCGCTACTACTAGGTAGTATGTATTGTAAATCATAAGAATAAGACCCAGAAGGAACTTTACTCATCGTTTCAGCAGAAGCTTCAATAGTTACATTTCCGCTATCGTCAACAGTCGGAGCTTCAAAGTTTAAATCACCGCTTACATCAGATTGACGCTTAACTCTACCTTGATTCTTTTTAGCTGCACTAGCAGTCCCTAATATTAAAGAAGATTCAGATATACTTCTCGATCTGCTTCTAGTTGTAGACTGCGATTTAACCTGCATTAAAAATTCATAATTACTTGTAGATAAAGTAAGAGCAGTTCCCGAAGAATCCTTTAATGTTAATGTTAATGAAAAAGTATCACCTTTTCTGCAAGTGATATTTAATACATCTGAAGTATCTAAATTTACTGAACTAGCCATTTTATTCCCCTAATAATTGTTTAACTAATGATCCACTTTCTTGAATTTCACCTCTATTCCCTTGTCTTTGTGATACAAGCTTACTTTGATCTGAAGTCTGCTTTTCTAATCTTTCATCTTTACGATCTTCTTTAAAAACTTCAAGCTTCTCTTTGAATTCTTTATCATTCTCTTTGAAACCAAGTGTTGCCTTAGCTTTAATCTCCTCAATCTCTTTCTTAAACTCGTGCTTCATCATCTCTAATTTCATTTCTATTTCCGCCTCCATTTGTATCTTCTGAGCTTCTATTTGAGCTGCAGCTTGCATCTCTGCCATTTTAGCCTGTTGAGCTTGCTGAGCAACTTGAGATTGCATTTGGGCTTGCTGTTGAGAATTTTGCATAGCCATTTGTTGCATCTCAGCCATTTTCTTCTTGCGCCTAACTATAAGTAATCTCTCAGCCTGGTTAATATCTTTAAGGCCTCTAACAGCTATAGCATCTTCCAAATCTATTTCCTGCTGCTGTAAAGCCATTTGAATATTTTGCTCTAAATAAGCCTTTTCTTTCTCCTCCATATCTTTAACAACTACTACACCGAAGTTATACATAGATAAATTCTCAAAAGAAGTTAAAGTCTCCATATTGGTTTTCCCTATAGCATTTTGGTAGACATTAAATAATACAGACTCTTTAGGTATAATTTGTAAGCATTTAACGACATCTTCGCAAACTTTCTTATAAAGAATCATTGCTGCATTAGTAATATCATATATAGCGTTATTACCCGCAGCTATAGCTTGTTGTTGAACACCAACTAAAGCATCCCCTTTAGGTGAAGAAGCATCCATAGCTTCGTTAATACCTGTAGTATCTCTAATGAGTCTTAAATAATGATTATATAAACCAATTAACTCGTTGATATTACGAATACTATTGCCTATTTCACGAACTGGAGGGTTTTGGAATCCACCTTCTGGATTCTTACTTCTATAATAGAATACGCCAGTCTGCTCATAAATATCGTGAAGATCAAGTGGCTGAAGTTCCCCACCTTTACCTAACTGTACATTCTCTAATCCTTCAATATCAATAATTAATCCATCAGGTTTAGCTTTGGCAATAGCTTGTTGTATCTTTAAATGAGTAAGCTGAAGCATATCAGCAAATCCAACGCAACTATCTACCATAGATTTAGGTATCATATTACGAATATTAGCTGCTGTAACAGAATATGAAAGTCTAGCCTTACTTATATCATGAACATTCTTAGGTACATTCTTAGTTCTACCGTAATCAAATAGATAATCGCAACCTAAAACATAACTACCGCTATATACAGTAGATATTTCCATTTTATGTGGTTTGCGCTCAAATACACTATTTTTAGGTTCTTTGTATTGAAATCCTTTAAAGTAAAAACCTGTATTTCCGTGACGACTTTCTTTCTCTTCAAAATGTATACAGTCAACTGACATAAACTCAAAGTCTAATACTTGAACCATATAGTCGTCATATCCATATGACATTCTACCTAACGTATCGTTATAATTTTTCTTATTATACTTAGAAGAATCATTTCCATTTTTACCTTTAGCTTTTTCAGCTATCTTCTTAAAATCCTCTTCTGTTAGCTCATGCCCAGCTAATCTTTTAAGCTCCTGAATAGAAATCTTTTTAATATGCCCAGCATATATAAGATCTTCGAAATTAGGATCTTCTGTATAACTATGTATAAACATAGACGGATCTACATACGATACTTTAATACCTTCATTAGGATCATTTGATCTTTTTACAACAGACATACCAAGTGTTGCAATATCATTTACGCATCTCCTAAAGGTCCCATCAGTAAAATTATTCCAAGTAAGCGTAAGCTCTGTAGCTAATTGAGCTGATATTTCACCAGTAGTTTTTAAATTTGCTTCAAAAAATATTTCGGCTTCTTCTAGTGTATCAGGTATTTCATCAGGATCCATGTCTAATACAATACCACTCTTATCTTTTAATGATTGAAGCTTATCTTTAGCTTTAACCTGTAGTTCTATTTTATTCCTCTCTAAGCTTTTTTCTGATTCGGATAATGGATCTACAGCTTCTAGATTAGGATAAGGATTTGAAGATAATATCTTATTTACTACAATTCTTACAAACTTCGGTAAAATAGGAACTGGAGTATAATCCATATTCAATAAACTACCATCCCCTTTATTTGGCTGTAAAGAATTTAATAGCTGTTTATATATACTGGTATCTTGGACTCCAGTTGCATAATCTCTGTCTTTTTCAAAGACTCTATTTCTTTTCCCTACTAAAGAGTTATCGTCTGTAGTCTTTCCCCATTGAGATTCAATAGCTTTTGCATACTGAATGCCATACTCCTTACTTTCTTTAACCTCTGTAGGTTCTAAAGGATTAGGGAATCCTTGTTTACTTTTTTGATTGTTATTATACATCCTTAAGATACGGCATTTCTATTTAGCAAATATAGTAAATCATCCGATTACTTGATATCTCCTAAAGAATTGTTTTTCATTGAAGTTAGAGACCTTCTTTAGTTTAGCTTTTTGAGCCCCAAGAAGAGCTAATCCAGAACTAATTGTAAGGTCAAATTTTGTTCTATTATCTATTTTATATCCTATCCAATCTTCTAATGTTTTGTTAAAATACATCTTCCCCATCTCTCCAGTTTCTCTATTTATACCTACATGGTCGTGTATATAAGCCTCTATTGCATGAGCGTGAGCCTGTATAACATCTTGAGAGTTAGAAGGGATCCCTTTTGTTTTAGATTTCATACCGCTAGCACTAATTAAATGTTTAGGACGATCCATTAAGTAGCCATCGTAACCCCTTGATTCAAAGTATCTTGCAATACCGTACTTATTGTTCTCAATTAATATAGGATAACCATAAAATACAGCAGCCATAAGTACATCTTCATAGAAAATTTTAGCAAGAGGTGGCCTAGCTGCATACTCTACAACAAACATATTGGAGGGGTGCTCCATATGAAACTTATTATATAAATGTAAAGCCCCTTTAGATCCCCTCCCATCTACCGTAGCATCAAGATCATAGCTATCGACACCACCTACTCCAAAAGCAGAATGAGGTGCAACTCTTTTACCGTAAACACTTTTCTTTTGATTTCTAAAATCTGGAGGTGGCATCCAAGCAACCTTAAATCTACCTTGTGGATTTGGACTAAACAGAACCTCTGTATCTTTTTCACCACCTTTCCATACGAAATTACCTTGAACTACAGGATTAGGGAATAACTCATCATTATGTTCTATTTGTTCATAAATCTGACCTACGTTGAATATACTCCCTTCGATACTATCTCTAAAGGCTTCATCTTCTGTAAACGGGAATTGACGTATTACCTCATTAAGTTCAGATGCATCATTCTTTAATGATTCTCTTTCATTCTTTAAGAAAGTTTTAGCTCCAATATATATGTATTCATTATCTATACCTTCTATAGTTTCTTTAGGATCATCTACTACTGGGTGTCCATATTTATTAAAAAATCCTTCTAGAGAATCATACGCTGGTATAAACAGCCTATACAAGCCTGTTCTAGTTCTCCCATTCGCATTCCTCTCCGTCGGATTCGAATCCTCCCATAGATCCTTGTATTGGCTTCCACCTTTGTCCATTGGATTTACTGTGCTTCCTACGAGAGCCTTTCCTACGATTTTTCTTCCGACGATCAAACACGTCCTCTGAATCCTCCATGCGTCTCTTATGTCTGTTGGTCTTTCCCATTTTCCTGCTTCATCTAGA